TAAAAAAGCAGCAGATCCTGGTCAACAACAGAAGACAGGAGCCGCAAAACCTACATATGTTAGGACTGATTCTAAGAAGAAAATGAAAGAGGAAACAGCAATGCAGGATAATAATCTTTATGGGGATGCGTATGCTGGTTTGAAGAGGAAAATTGGTAGTAAAAAGAAGCATGATAAACCTGCAGTGAAAGAAGGTGTCATATCAACTATTGTTAGACCCAAAAAAAAGGTAGAGAAGAAACCTGAAAAGGCTATGGATGCAGGTGCAAGAGCAAGAAGAAAGGTGGCAAGAAGAGTACATGCTAAGTATGTTTCTGGTAGTGAGAATTTAGTGCCAGATAGCATCAGAGAGGACAAAGTTCTTAAGACTGTTGCAAAGGAATTAGATGGTGCAAGTAAAATGCACAAAGGTCAGGCAAATAAAATAAAAAAACATCTCAAGGATATGAGAAAGGAAGCAAAGGATGTTAAATTAGAGACTAAAAAGAACTGTGGTTGTGGACAGGATCCTTGTGTAACTTATGGTAAGAAAGAACTTACTCAAGTTCAAAAAGTAGATGAAGCATGTTGGAAGGGTTACAAAGCCTATGGTATGAAGAAAAAAGGAAATAGAATGGTTCCTAACTGTAAACCTATTGGTAGTGTGAAGAAAGAAGAAAAGGGTTATCAACCAGAAATAGAACATAGTAAACTGGGTGATGCTAAAAAGAAGGCAGACAAGAAAAGAGAATCTAAGTTACCACCACATCTACAGGGTGATGCTATTGGTAAGATGAAGAAAGCATTTGCTTCAGAGGATTATTATGCTGGAACAGGTGAGAAGGTTGCTGCAAGAACCAAAAAGTATATGGATAAGAAGGGTATGAAGGGTGCTCCTGGTTTAGATGCTATGAAGGCAAGAGAAGCAGAGCACAAAGCAAAACGTGGGGTTAAAGAAGAAATAGTAACTGAGGCAGATCCTAGACTCGCCATCTATCAATCAGGCATGACTGATGCATCTAGAGTAAAAGGCCCTGTTGGTAAGACAGTAGATAAGGTAAAGGATAAGGTCAAGAGGGTTTTAGGAAAGAAGGATAAAGTTAGTAGTCATTTAGATAGATATCGTTTTCAGTCAGGTATGGATAATTATCTGAAGTCTAAGGTAAAGAAAGAAGAAGTAGTAACAGAAGAGGATAAGAAAGGTAAGGGTAGTGGTACAAAGGATGCTTGCTATCATAAGGTAAAAGCAAGTGCAAAGGTCTGGCCTTCTGCATATGCATCTGGTAGATTAGTTCAGTGCCGTAAGAAAGGTGCTGCTAACTATGGTAAGAGTAAGAGTGAAGGGTTTGAAGGATGGGCAGACAATACCATTCTTGAAAAAACAGCAGCATGGACAAGAAAAGAAGGTAAGAACAAGGAAGGTGGTCTAAATGAGAAGGGTAGGAAGTCTTATGAAAAGGCAAATCCTGGTTCTGATCTCAAAGCACCACAACCAGAAGGCGGTTCTAGAAAGAAATCATTCTGTGCTCGTATGGGTGGAATGAAAAAGAAACTTACTAGTGCAAAGACTGCTAATGATCCTGATTCAAGGATCAATAAAGCACTTAGGAAGTGGAAGTGCTGAACTATATAATATAATCGAAATAAATTCATGACTGATTTGGGACTTGATGCCTCTCAGGAGACACGTATTACTGTAATGCAATTAAAAATTGAAAGATTAGAAGAGAAGCAAGATGAGCTTCGTGAGAGATTAAAAGTAGTAGAAAAATGGGTAATAGGAGCAGCTGCAGTATTGGCAGCTGGTACAACTGTTATCGGATTTGCTACTAACATATCTAAAGCATATCTATAAATTAGAGACAGATCTTGGGTCTCTGGTTTTTATAAATAATTTTACGAAAAAATTTTCAGAAGGATAAAAGAATGGCACTTTGGGGTATTTCGACAACACAGGAGACTTGGGCAAATAGTTATGCCATACCTAAGTTCTTAAATGATCAGGACAGGAACTTCACTCCTCACAACTGTTTTGCTGATGATCGTGGATGGATATACCGTACTTATGGAACAACTGTTCATTCAGGTTTAGGTACGATTTATACTGACGCAGTTCTAGTTCCTGTTGCTGGACTTAACACAGTTGCGTCTGCATCTACTGTATTTGGCCCCAGTGGTATAACACCTGTAAGTGAGCAGTGCTATACTGGTATTGCACCTGCCACTCCAGTTGCCGTATTCTTTGAAGATCCTAATAACGCAACCCCTATCACAGTTGCGGCGGGTGGTACAACAGGTGTTGAACCAGCAGCAACAGTTAAGGTTAATGTAGTGTATAACGAACTTGTGTTTGTTAGTACAGGAGCTACTATTAATATTCAGACGTTTGATATTAACAACGAAAATGCAAGCAGTCACATTGTAGGATATGCTGAAACAGCAGTTGGTTCAATAACTGTATTCAATAACACCAACGGAACTGCAGGTGGTGAAAACGAAGTTTACAACCTTACTGGTGTAGACGGAACTGATTTTGCTGGTCAGATTACTAACCGAGTATCATTCGCATTCACTGCTCCTGCAGCAACTGCACTTCTTACAGCGAACGACATCTTTACAGACACTACTGCGGATCATGTTTCAGCCACTAAGGTTGCTGATGGCGGTACTGGTATCGGTACTACAACCTTCTTTGTTTCTAACTCTGATCTAACTGGTGTGGTTGCTGGTGTAAGTTCTGTTACTATTGACACTAATCAGGGAATAGGTAAGACAAATGCCCCAATTGCTTCTGTAGGAAGTACTTCCTTCACTGTTGGTAGACCAGGTGTTACAACTGCTGGATTCTCTACTATTCGTGATCAACTCACAGTGGGTGTTGGTGCTACCATTCAGTTTAGTAACTTAACTGCACAGACCAAACTTAAGGTTCATATGGATAGAGGTATTGTTGGAACAGTTACCTCATTCTATGCGGATGATACTGCTGCTATTAAGACATTCATCAATGCTGGTGTTGCGACTTCACCTGGTGCTGCTCTACCAATCGGTATTGACAGACAGGTTGGTGGTGCTGGTACATTTATGAGTGGATCTTTTGAAGAAAATTATGCTGGAACCGTTGATGGAAGTGCTATCGTAGGTCTTGGAACAACTAGCGTACAGGTAAGTCCAGCAAGTACAACCTTCTAAACACTGCATAATATGATATGATTTTTACTGATTTGAATTCCCAAAATTTTCCATTATTCGCTATAAAAAATTATGAAAATCCACAGGCAGTAACTAGAGCAGATTTTGATAAAGATCTTCAACACTTTAAATATATTAAAAGATTGTTGAAAAGATATAAGAACACAGGTGAGCTTAAGGCTCACCTTCTTCTTAATCACTTTATTATTCTTTACAATATATTTGGTGAAGCAACTACTCCGATGCTGTTCTTCAAAATAGAAGAAGACTTGTGGAGTGTTATGAAAACCTTTGTGGTTTTCTTAGATAAATTACCTGAGTATCCTCATTGTTACATACATGATGTAGTGATTGATGATTATTGCCTTTCTCAATTAAAGGGAATCCAAGATGGAAAGTAAGAAACTGAAAAGAATAATTGATACTGTTAGAGAGGAGATGATGACTACTGGGAGCACTCCTGGTAAACCTGGATTTAGTAGTAAGGCAGATGCAGCAGGCCCTACTGCAGGATTTGATCCTGTGATGGGTAGGATGATGAAGAGAAAGAAAAATATAGGTCTTTGGTCAAGTTCTCTTAAGAAAAAGAAATGAGAGAGGCCATTTTAGATAGACTAGAAAGAGTCATTGAAACCCTTCAGGAAAACAATCAGAAGATGGGACAGATGCTTGCTGTCCATGATGAGAAATTAGACAAACAGGATAGAATCGATGCAGTATTATTTGAGAAAGTGGAATCGCTTCATAGAGAGGTCAACCGTTCGACTGCGGAGATTAAGGCAGGATGTGAGAGAGATATTCGACTGGTAGATAATAGACTCCGCATTATGGAAAAGAAGATGTGGAGTATTTTTGGTGCGTTGAGTATAATAAGTTTTGTAGTTAGTCCAGTTGGACAGAAAATTATAGGGGCATCATTGACAACACCCACCCCTAGCACTATAATACAGGGAACAAAGTAGACCCTTGTAATGGATCTGGTTGATTCCAAATATATTGGACTAGTCTCCTCAAGATTACCCAAATTTAAGAGGGTCAAAGCTAATTTGTATAACTTTCGTTGTCCTATTTGTGGTGATTCTCAGAAGCATAAGAATAAGGCAAGAGGATATCTCTATCCTATAAAAGTTAATACTAATTTTAAGTGCCATAATTGTGGTGCTTCCATGTCCTTTAATAATTTTTTAAAGGAGATAGATCCTGCTCTCCAAAAACAATACGCTATGGAGAAATTTAAGGAGGGACATGCTGGTGGAAGAAACTTTGTTGTAGAAGAACCTGAGTTTACATTTACAAAACCTGAGTTCTCTACTAAACTAGATCTTCCAAAGTGTTCTGAGGTAGAACAAGGTAGAATTTATCTGGAGAAAAGAAAACTTGACCCCTCTAAATTTTATTATGCAGAGAAGTATGTTGAGTTTGTAAATTCCCATAAAAAAACATTTGATACAAATGTTAAAGAACATCCACGGATCATAATACCTCTATATTATGAAAAGGAATTAATTGGAGTTCAAGGGAGATCCGTACTTCCTAACTCTGTTAAATATATCACGACTATTTTTTATAATGACGCACCAAAAATCTACGGATTGGATAACATCAGAAGAGATGCTCCAGTCTTCGTTACAGAAGGCCCATTCGACTCAACGTTCCTTCTCAATAGCATTGCTATGTGCGGTGCAGACGGTGATGTTGGGAAGTGGGGTGTTAGCACTCCTGTTTGGGTTTATGATAACGAGCCGAGGTCTAAGGAAATTACAACAAGAATCTCCGACACCATCGACAGAGGTGATAATGTCGTCATCTGGCCAAATCAAATAAAGGAAAAGGACATAAATGATATGGTTCTTGCTGGACATGATGTTCAGAGTATAGTAGAATCAAATGTGTACAATGGACTAAAAGCAAAACTTCAATTTAACACTTGGAAACGCATATGAGCAACGGCATTAAAGTTAAAAAGAGGAATGGAAGAGGGACAGAATCCCTTGACCTAGAAAAGATGCATAAGATGGTTGAGGATGCCACCACGGGTCTTGCAGGGGTCTCTGCGAGTCAAGTAGAAATACAATCGGGGATTCAGTTCTATGACGGTATCACGACTGCTGAAATACAAGAGATCCTTATTAAGTCTGCTAGTGATCTCATTGATTTGGATCATCCTAATTATCAATTCGTTGCAGCTAGACTATTATTATTTTCAATAAGAAAGAGTTTATATGGAAGAAGTAGAGAACTTCCTAAATTAGAACAGCATATTTACAATTGTACGAGTCGAGATGTTTATGATAAGGATATTTTTACCAAATATTCTAAAGAGGAAATAGACAAAGCAAATAGTTATATTGATCATCACCGTGACTTTTTGTTTACATATGCTGGATTACGCCAAGTAGTAGATAAATATCTTGTACAGGATCGCAGTACTGGACAGGTGTATGAAACACCTCAGTTCATGTATATGATGATCGCATTAACAATTTTCGCAGAATACCCTAAAGAAACGAGGCTTAATTATGTCAGACGATACTACGACGCAATCAGCAGACACCGCATCAACATCCCAACGCCCATCATGGCAGGAGTACGAACACCCATTCGTCAATTTGCATCTTGTGTTTTGGTTGATGCTGATGACACCCTCGATAGTATCTTTAGCAGTGATATGGCTATTGGCAAATATGTCGCACAAAGGGCTGGTATCGGTATTAACGCAGGTAGAATCAGGGGAATCAATTCTAAAATCAGGGGTGGAGAAGTTCAGCACACAGGTGTGGTCCCCTTCCTTAAAAAATTTGAGTCAACTGTCAGATGCTGTACGCAAAACGGTATTAGAGGAGGATCAGCTACTGTCCACTTTCCTATCTGGCATCAGGAAATCCAAGACATCCTCGTCCTCAAAAACAACAAAGGAACAGAAGACAACAGAGTCAGAAAACTCGACTACAGCATCCAGTTAAGTAAACTATTCTATGAACGTTTTATCCAAAATAAGGAAATCACGTTATTTTCCCCTCATGATTGTCCTCACTTGTATGCGAGTTTTGGGACCGATAAGTTTGATGACTTATATTGCCGTTACGAAGCAGATGAATCCATCCCTAAAACCACCATCGGAGCCCAAGAACTTATCCTCGACCTATTAAAGGAGAGAGCAGAGACAGGTCGTATATATTTGATGAATATTGATCATTGTAATAGTCACTCATCCTTTAAGGATAAGATTGAGATGAGTAACCTATGTCAGGAGATCACTCTTCCTACATATCCTATTCAGCATATTGATGATCATACAGGAGAGATTGCTCTTTGTATTTTAAGTGCAGTAAATGTAGGTAAGATAAGGTCAGATGAGGAATTAGAAGATTTATGTGACTTAGCAGTCCGTGGATTGGAAGAGTTGATTGATTATCAAGACTACCC